GCCACAGGAGCCGGCGCTACCGGAGTCTCGACCACAGGTGCCGGTGCTACAGGGGTTGAGACAACCGGAGACACTGTGACAGTAACGGGGACAGTCACCGGAGACTCGGCAGCGGGGACAGTTGTCACAGGCACCTCAACAGGAGTAGGATTCACCACCTTCGCCACTTCCGCCTGGGCAGCAGCGGGGAGCTTCTCGACCAGCATCTTCAAGACCATCGTGTTAGCAAGGATCGCTTCAGCAATGATGTGGATTTCAGATTTCATTTTGTTAGTCCTTTGGTAAATAGAGGGTTCAACTTGGGTGCTTCGATCTCAATGCGGTTCTCGATGAACGCAGTCACCAACTCACGCAGTACGAATGAGGTGCCACCGTACTTTGCGGATAAGTTGATGAAATTCCTGCGGACTTCGGGTGACAGTCTCACCGCTACTGTCTGATCCTTCGTCTTCTTGGTTGCCACTTCTGATCTCCTTTGTGAGTAGGTGTTGCAAATCATAAAGACTTGTTTTACACTTGTCAATAGCAGTCAAACAAAAATTTACGAGGTAACCATGTCAGCACTTCCAGACCATCTAGTTTTACTACCTATCTCGGTAGCAAAACTCAGAGGAATCAAGATGTTCTATAAGTCAGTAGGGTGTAAGAAATGCGGTTGTCATGCGTATTGGGTCAGTGACAGTAGATGCTACGAATGCGCTAAACAGCGGTTGAGGGATAGGTACAAGACTAATCCAGACAAGGAAAAGGCTAGAACCAGTGCCTACAGCAAACAACCCGAAGTCCGATTGAGAAACGCTGAGAGACTTAGACAGAGGCGCAAAGAGAACCCCGAACGATTCAGAGAATACGACGCAACCAAGCGATTGAAGATAGTTTCCGATCCTGTATCACTGACTAAAGAACGACAAAGACAACGAGTAAAACAGAAACGTGCATACGAGAAAGACCCTGAGAAATTCAAGGAGCGTAGAAGACAATGGTACGCAGTAGAGGATAACGCTAACTACTCACGGCAATACTGTACTGAGTACAAACGGAATCATCCAGATGTCATACGAAACCTGAATCTCAAACACAATGGGAAAGACCGAGCAGCAAGGAAGAAAAGGCTTCCCGCATGGCTAACCCAAGAGGATTTCAATCAAATGAAGAAGATTTACGAACAAGCAAAGACGTTAGGATTACACGTCGATCACATCATCCCGCTACAGGGTAAAAATGTAAGTGGTCTTCATGTACCGAGTAATCTTCAGCTTCTGAGTCAAGCTGAGAATTGTGCAAAGAAAAACAGATACGAGGTGGAACTATGAGTGCTGTACCGAAGATGTCACCAATGCTTGCCGCTTATGAGAGTTATATTAATGTCGGATTTTCACTGGTCCCCATTGTTTCAGGAAAAGGTCCGGTCGGTCTAGGTTGGAATGCGAGAGAGCGATGTGTCACTGACATCTCGAAACTAAACGATACGATTGGAGTTGGTCTAGCTCATGCGTACAGCGGAACGATGGCGTTGGACATCGATGAGTGGGATAAAGCCAGTGAATTCTTGGCTACCCATGATATTGACCTGAAATCACTATTTGATGCTCCTGACTCAGTGACTATCAATAGTGGTAATCCCGGTCATGCCAAGCTGCTTTACCGTATGCCGTTTGGTATGTCATTGACTAGCAAGAAGCTGATCTATGTCGAATCGGATGGTATGAAAAAAAACTATCTCGACTTCCGCTGCGCCACCGCATCAGGACTAACTGTGCAGGATGTGTTGCCAAGTGCAGTACGTCACCCGATTACTTGTCAGCCGTATAGTTGGGGTGGAAATGGACATTACACCAACCTCCCCGCCATACCCGAGGCATTACTTGCTCTTTGGCAGTCCCTCTTGACCAAGGATACCGAGCGTAGTATTTCGGTCAAGGGTTCCCCGGTCGATGCCTCATGGGATGAGATCAAACAGGCACTCGACCATATCAACCCGGACATCAGCCGCGACGAGTGGGTGCAGATCGGTATGGCGCTGCACTATGCCGGCACTGCCACGCAGCAACTCGACCAGGCACTCACTGTATGGAATGATTGGAGTGCCAACGGGAGCAAGTACAAGGGTGAGAAGGATATCCTGACCTGCTGGAAATCCTTCACAGCAGACGATACCGGAGTCAAGCTCGGCACCCTGTTCCACTACGCCCGAGATGCCGGCTGGGTACGTCCGTTGCCAGATGTGACCTATATGTTCAGCGAGGTGACCGCATCCTCCCCAAAGTCCATTATTGACGGGCTGGTGATCCATCCTCCCGTCTGCGATATCGACCTGTTCCCCGAAGTGCTAACCAATCGCGCCAAGGTGATCGCCCGTGCATTCGCCGCTGACCCTCTAGTCCCCATCTTCGCCGGACTTGGGGCTATACAGGCGGCAGTCGATCAGCGTACCCGTCTGCATCTGATGGACGGCTGGGAAGTGCCACCTATCCTCTGGACGATGACAGTCGGGTCACCATCGGCCAAGAAGACCCCTGCTGCCACCCCCATGTTGGAAATACTGGCAAAGCTGGAGAAGGAAGACCTTCCCCGGTATCGTCAAGAGTTCGCCTTATATGAGGCACTTGAGGCGGCATACGCAGCATCGAAGAAGGCATACCTGCAAGCTGCTGCTGATCCCAATCATATGCTCGGGGGTAATCTGGATGTCGCCGCCTTACCGACCGTTGCCGCCCAGCCTATAGCTCCTGTAGCCCTCCGAATGACCGTGGGTAATATCACCAGCCAGAAACTCGCACGAATGGCTATAGAACGTCCCCGTGGGCTTCTGTGCCATCTGGATGAAATGAGAAGCTGGGCAGACAAGCTATCGGACAAAGGATCAGGCGAGGATCGATCCACATGGGTACAGTCCTATGAGGGCAAAGAGTACAAGATGGATCGGGTAGGCGATGGCGACCTATGCGCTGACCATCTGGCAGTCGGGATACTCGGCAATATGCAGCCTCATGTACTGACCGAAAAACTACCCATGCTTATATCAGATGGTCTTATACAGCGGTTTATATTCGCCGTCATATCGGATCACCATAGTGACAAGCTCAACGATCCCTCGGCCATAGACCCGATAGGGCAGCTACAGTACGAAGAAGCCATCCGCGCCATATATGCCCTGCCAGTGACCACCTATCGCCTGTCAGAGGGTGCTTATACGGCTTTCCGGGCTTATCAGGAATGGTTCCTTATATTGAAGAAGGATGAACGTATCACCCAGGCCTCGAACGTATATATGGAAGCCATAGGTAAAGTCGAAGGCACCACTGGCCGCCTTATGCTGCTGCTGCACCTTATAACTGATCCCCACGCTATCGAGGTATCAGCGGATACTGCCGTGAGAGCTATACGACTGGTACAGGGCTATATCGTACCAGCTATGCGTTATGTGTACGGCAATATCGAGGGAATCGACGCAAGCTCTCTCGATAAGTGGGTTTTGGATCACGTTCTATATGTGGCAAGTCAAGCCAGTACGATAACCCTCTCCGAATTGCGTAGGTCTGCCCGACAGCAGATCAAAGGTATAACACCACAGCGGGCTGATTTGATGCTATCTGATGCAATGGGGATTCTTGAATCGAATGGGTGGGTTAGTCTGCTGGAACAGAATCAGAAAACCACTAAATGGGCGATTAATCCCGCCATCAAGGATATTGACAAGGATTACCGGCAGACTGTTATCGATGCGCGGCAAAGGATATATGATCATATCCACGCGACATCAGGCGGAAAAGCCCCTAGGCGCATCGCCAAGGGATAAAAGAAAAGCCCCGATTAAGGGGCTTTTTGTTTGGTTTGAGGTTAGGCTAACTGCGCCACAGGATACCGACTAAGGCGAGGCAAAGGGCTAACAGTGTGGACATTATTTCTCCGGATGTTCTGATTGATAAACGTCTTTGGCTAACTTGATAAGGGATTCTGCCTGATCTGGATACAACCCATTGTGTTCGGCGTATCGTTCAATGGTCAGATAGTTATTGAACCAATCAAGGTATACAGCGATTAGTGTGTCGCGCATGATCATTTCCCATTCTCTAGTTTTTCTATACTCGCTTTCAATTCGTCGATAGTCTCCAAGGCGGACTCTAACTCTAGCCCTAGCTCTTCGTAGCTCTTCCAGTCACAAAGTCGCATTTGATCTAGCAATGATTCGAGCGTATTGCGCATTGCGTCCGGAGTACCATATCTGACAACCTCATCGATAGCAGCAGCCGACAAGTAGGTGCCTTGTGATTGTTCATGGTTTAGCATGGTGTTCCCCTTAGTGAGAGATAAAACAAAGTTTGCCTTTAGCGCCGGCAAGTTTGGCAATGGCTAACAGGGCTTGGCGCATCGAATCGGAACCACATCCGCCAATATGTGCGCGTTTCTTTAGGTCTTCTTTGACCTGATGGCGTAGCGTGCGCGGTACAGTGCACCGATAGTGGTATCCGGCATCCTCGCTTATCGCATAGGCGGCATCAAGTGCCGCATCAGAATAGTCGGGATTTGGATAGTCTGCCCATACCATTCCCTTATCATCGGCGTATTGGCTACCGTATAGCTCAATCCCTGCCGATTCAATCGCGTCCGCTAGTGCCTGGCTTTCCTTGTGGTAGCCGTATCCGCCCGCGCTACCTTTCCCGCTCGCGTGGATGGCACCATGTACCCATAGCGATATATAGACCACACTGGCAGAGCCACTGCGCCCCATGTATGCACGCGCAGTGACAATCTCGCGTAGCTCACCATTGATTGTGCCGACTACGGAATAGGCGCTCACCAATTCTTTATCGCGCCCATAGTTGTAAGCGTTCGATTGATCAGGCTTGATTAGTTTGGCTTTCATTTCAATACCTCATGAAGGATAGTAGATAGACCGGCAAAGCTCATGGCGATGCCGGATTCTGCGACACTAAACACACCAGCGATAAATCCCGCACCGACTAGCGCAACAAGTGCCAGTAGTGCGAGACGAAAGATAAGTTCAGCGGATGTCATGATGATCCCCTAGAGAGTGATGCCGTGGATGAATCGGGCTTTGTAGTAACAGTGGAACAGATAGGCTAGTTCTTGTTGCGTCATGGTTTGCTACCTCCATGTGCATTATTCTAGTGATTCATTCCATAAAGTCTAATCATTGTTTCTGATACTCGATTAGACTTTCCATAAGGTTATGCTGATAGTTCTTTCTGAATCATTCGCATGATTCGATCACGATCAGCAGGGAATTCTTGCCCGACGTGCTTGCTCGCATCAAATAGGCTTGCACTTCCTCGGTCAATCTCTTTGACCCAGTATGCTACCTCTTCATGGATTGCCTGATCACTGGCACCATGTACCGCTACCTTTTTGGTTACAGTCTTCGTGGCGATTGTGGGGACGTATTCCACATTGCGCACGAACGGAAAGAGCGAATCCATCATCCCTAACTTGTGCGCTTTGCGATACGCGACACTGTTGCCGCGCCAAAAGTCAGACCTAGTTTTGTAGTTACTTGCTTCTTTGATCACTGCCATTGCGTCCCATTTCATGATGGTTCCCCTTCGTGGTGGATAAGTTAGTTCAGTCTAACATGTAAATGTAAATAAGTGTAACTGTTCCATCCGTCTAGTTTTGGGGATATGGATACTTTGAAAAATTTAGTTTTGTAGTTGGAATTATTACAAGAATTTAACTCATCCAAAAATTCTCGCACGGAAAGCACGGATGGAACAGTTACACTTATTTACATTTACACATTGTCACAGTTACACAGTCCCGAATCATTCGGGATTCTAGGATAGTTCGATAGTCTGTAACTGTTCCAAGTGTGACAACCATGTATTACCTGACCAGGTTAGTCGGGTATCCAGGTCGGCTCGGGTCTGTGGTGTCACTGCTCCACCTGCTACCGCGTCACCTCCAGATGCGAATGATTCTTGTTCGTGATGCCAGGGGGGGAGGGTCTGACTCATCTGTGTAAGTTTTAGCCAGAGCCCCCCACGCGCCGAAGAAGCTAAAATGACCTTACACATTCCATAATCAGTTAAACTGTGATACCCTAGGGCAGCACATCAACAATGGAACCTATCATGGACAATTCCACGTTACCAGACTGGCTCAGACCCACTGATGACCAGATATCAGAGCAGGACATGAAATTCCCGCGAACAAAGGATCACAAGGAAATCCAGCGGATTACCTTTGAGTCGATCTTTGAGCGGGTGATTGAATCCTTGGAAGCGGGAAGACCGGCAAGTCAGACAATCAAGGAAGACCCGAGAGGTGTCGATGTTGGTCGCTTTATGGCATGGGTGAGAAGGGATGCCCAACGGTTCGACAGATTTCAGGAAGCCAAGAAGAACGGGATGCTCATCCTGGAAGACAGGCTTATGGAAACTGTGGATGACACGGAATCGATGGAGGATGTCCAGCGGACCAAGTTGAGAGTGGATACGATCAAGTTCGTGTTGCAGTCATGGGATAGGCGATATAAGTCGAACGAGAAGGCTGAGTCGAACAATGGTGGTCCGATCAATATCACCATCACAGGTGTCACAAGTCCGTACAACCAGATCGAGAGTGGAGTGACTGTCGATGGCTGATCTCAATTTCACGTTGTTGAACTGGCAGAGACAAGTCATATCCGATAACTCACGGTTTAAGGTGATAGTGGCTGGGCGACGGACGGGGAAGACGCAGTTCTCTCTGGTACAGACGGTGATACGCGCGCTGGAGTGCAGGGAGAATTCGGCGGTGGTGTTGTATGTAGCCCCGACATGGGGAATGGCGAGGATGCTGGCATGGGAGCCGTTGATCCAGTTGGCAGCGCCGGTGATCGCTAGTAGTAACGTGAATAATGGTGAGATACGGCTGGTCAATGGGATGCGGATATGTGTCCGTGGTAGTGATAACCCGGATAGCTTGCGGGGGATGAAGTTGTACCATGTGACGCTGGACGAGTATCAGGACGCGAAGGCGCAGACATGGGAGTACATCATCCGTCCTGCGTTGAGTGACTTGAAGGGGACTGCGGTGTTCATTGGTAGCCCGAAGCCGGATGCTGACAGTTTCAGGAGGTTGTACGACCTGGGGCAGACGGGTGAGGATAGTGATTGGAAATCGTGGTTGTTCAAGACTTGCGATAACGAGCTTATCGATCCGAAGGAGATCGAGGCGGCGAGGAAGTCGATGAGTACGGCAGCGTACTTGCAGGAGTATGAGGCTGAGTGGGATACGGCTGGTGCGAATATCCTGAAGATGGAGTGGTTCGCTACGGGAGAGGAGCCGAAAGGTCAGTACAGTACCTACATAGCGATTGACCCTGCGGGGTTTGAGAATGCCGCAGTGGATGACATGAAGAAGAAGTATCTGGACTTCTTCGCTATTGCTGTGGTCAGGGTGTACGACAACGGGAACTGGTGGGTGCAGAAGATCGACTATGGACGATGGGATGTCAGGGAGGCTGCTGTGAGGGTGCTGATGGCAGTGAGAAGTCACAAGCCGATTTGTGTGGGTATGGAGAAGGGTGCGCTGATGAGAGCGTTCATGCCGTACTTTCAGGACTTGTCTAGGAAGAACAACGTCCATTGCCATGTGGAGGCGATCCCGACCAGCGGGAGCAGTAAGGCTAACCGGATCGTGTATTCGCTCCAGGGGAGAATGGAGCATGGCAGGATCACGTTCAACCCCAAGGAGGATTGGATGGAGATCAAGAAGGAGATGCTGGCATTCCCGTCACAGAAGGCGCATGATGACTTGCTGGATGCGCTGTCGATGGTGGATCACCTGGCTACGGTGGTCTATGGTGATCTGAACGAGGTGCAGGAGGAATATGAAGTGATTGACGAGATTTGTGGATTCTGATACCCTCGCGGCAATCGATAGGAGAAAGCTATGGCTTGCAAACCCAAGAAGACGAAACGCCCTCCCGTCAAACGCCGCTAGGAGCGACTCATGGACGCAGATAACGTCAATTACGAACAGACAGGGCAGGTCATTGACGTTGCCGCTGAAGACGAGCAAGCACCTCAGTATTACGAGCCTACCGAGTCCGACAAGGAGCTAACTGCCTTTGTTGTCGATCATACGGACCGTTGGCGCGAGTTCCGCGATCAGAACTACCTCGACGATTGGCTCAAGTACGAGCGTATCTTCCGTGGGCAGTGGGCGGAAGAGGACAAGACCCGTGGTTCCGAGCGCTCCCGTGTCATCAGCCCGGCTACCCAACAAGCAGTAGAGACTCGCCACGCTGAAATCATCGAAGCGATCTTCGGTCAAGGGGAGTTCTTCGACATCAAGGACGATCTGGCTGACCAAAATGGTCAAATTGACGTTGAAAAGCTGAAAAATCAGCTAATGGAGGATTTTGCACAGGACAAAGTGCGGAAATCCTTCGATCAGATCACTCTTTTAGCTGAAATTTACGGTACGGGTATCGGTGAGATCACTGTTGGCAGCGAAAAACAGTTCAAACCCATGCAAGTACCCCTCGACCAGCAGCAAATGGCTTACGGTGTGGGTGAAAAAGACCGTGTTTGCGTGAAATTGGTACCGGTTAATCCGAAAAACTTCCTTTTCGACCCCAACGGTACGTCGATTGACGACTGTATGGGTGTAGCGATTGAGAAGTACGTCAGCATCCACAAGATCGCGGCTGGTATCAAGTCTGGCAAGTACAAGAACGTAGATATTGGCTCACTTTACGAGGATGACTCGCTGGAAGTGACCCAGGAGGATGTCCAGTACGAGGATGACAAGGTTCTCCTGCTGACATACTACGGTCTGGTGCCGCGTGAGTACGTCACGGGCATGGAAGAGGTCGAGGAACTGTTCCCGAATGAAGGGGAAATGGCAGTCAGCGAGCAGATTGAGGACTACACTGACATGGTGGAGGCGATCATCGTCATCGCCAACGGTTCCCTGCTCCTGAAGGCCGAAGAGTCGCCCTACATGATGAAGGATCGACCGGTGATCAGCTATCAGGCTGATACGGTGCCTAATCGCCTCTTGGGGCGGGGTACGGTCGAGAAGGCATACAATATGCAAGCCGCCATCGACGGCAGCGCCAGAAGCCACATGGACGCTCTGGCGCTGACTGTTGCCCCTATGATGGGGATGGACGCTACCCGACTGCCTCGAGGTGCCAAGTTTGAGGTCAAGCCGGGTAAGGCGTTCATGACCAACGGCAACCCTGCCGAGATTCTGATGCCGTTCAAGTTCGGCACCAACGATGGTCAGGCGATGCAGACCAGCAAAGAGTTTGAACGGATGCTGCTGATGGCAACCGGCACGATTGACTCCAATGGTACGCCGAGTGCAGTCGCCCGTGATGGTCAGTCGATGGATATGGCTACTGCCACGATGATCAAGAAGTACAAGCGGGTACTGACGAACTTCCAAGAAGACTTCCTGATCCCGTTCATCTACAAGACCACTTGGCGCTATATGCAGTTCGATCCCGAGCGGTATCCCTCTGTCGATGTCAAGTTCATCCCGACCGCTACGCTGGGCATCATCGCCCGTGAGTATGAGCAGAAGCAGCTTGCCTTCCTGATCCAGACGCTGGGTGCACAGTCCCCGCTGACTCCGGTACTCATGCAGGGCGTGGTCAAGAACTCCAGTCTGAGTAACAAGGAGCAGATGCTGGCACAGATGGCGCAGATGAGTCAGCCTAACCCGCAGCAACAGGCGATGGCTCAACAGGCGGCAGAGATGGAAGCTCGTCTGAAAGCGGCTGAAACGGCGCTTAAAGAGGCCCAGGCAGAGAAGGCTAGGGTTGAGGCTCAACTGGCACCGGAAGAGACTAAGGCGAAGATCATCAGCGCACTGGCGAACAATCTGGACGAGGACAACGAAGGTAAAGACTTCGAGCGCCGCGCCAAGATAGCCGATCTGATGCTCCGTGAAGAAGATATTCGGTCTAACGAGCGGATCGCTACCCAGCAGATGCAAGCGAAACAGGCCGAAGCCGCCAAGACCAGCGACTACATGAGTAAAGCCTCTGAATTGATGCAATGATCGACAAACTTAAGAAACTTCTCGCACCGGATGTCGATATCGCGGCCAAGTTGGTCGTGGTATCGACGTTCTTCGGGAAAGTTCTAACAAGTTATGGTGAAAGATTAGTAGAACTGGAAGCCCGACAGCTACAGAAGGGCGATAAGGGTGATCGCGGTGAAAAAGGCGAGAAAGGTGATCCTGGTCCTGCTGGAGCGGTTGGTCCGGCTGGAGCTATCGGTCCTAAAGGTGACGCTGGCATCAATGGTAAGGATGGAAAACCGGGTAAAGACGGAAAACAGGGTGTATCGGTAGTCGATTCTGAAGTCGATATTGATGGGCATCTGGTTCTTAAACTGTCAAATGGTAAAGTAATCGATGCAGGTCCGCTACCGGAAGGTAATACGGCTTCCACCTTCGTATCTGGAAACGCTTGGCAAATTGAAGTATCATCCACACCACCATCTAACCCGCAGCTTAATCAGTTGTGGCTACAGATTTAAGGAGTAACACATGGCTACATTCGTAAAAGTCGCGGACGCTATTGAACCGCTGTTGGAGGCAATCAACTCGGGGTCTGACACTTGGAAGATCGCCCTTGCTGCCACTTCTCCTGCCTCGTCTGCTTTCGTGGCTGGTACGACTGACCTGACGACCTCTGGCGGCTATACGGCTGGCGGCAATACGGCTACCGTATCGAGCGCCACTCAGTCTGCCGGCACCTACAAGTTGGTGCTGAACAGCCCCTCGACTTGGACTGCTACGGGCGGTGGTTTCACCTTCCGCTATGTTCTCTTGGTCAATAGTACCAACAACATCACGGTCGGCTACTGGGACTACGGTGGTAACGTGGTGATGAACGGGACGAACGGTGACACTTTCACCGCGAACCTCGATGGCACTAACGGTGTATTCCAGGTCACCTGATGACTCTCACCTTCCGATCAGTTAAGGGGTCCGGTCTTACCAACGAGGAAATCGATGGTAATACCACCCATTTTAACGACCGTACCAAGAATGGTTGGGCGGACATCGTAGCTGAACTGTACACGCGGGGAGGTAATGCCTCTCCGGTTACATCGCAGTTCAAGGGTGGTATCTACCTGTACGAATTCACTCCTAGCGATGTGCTGGAAGTCTTTAGTAACTTCCATATCCCTCATGCGTGGCGAACTGGAACAATGCTGTATCCGCACTTCCATTTCTCCTGCAAGACGAACGATTCTGGGGTTGTCCGGTTGGGATTTGAATACACAGGGGCTAGGCGGCATGATGACTCGGGTACTGTAGTCTTCCCTGATACGCAGACGATCTATGTGGAATTCGAGATTACTGCAAACAGTGCCTTTGAGCATTTCGTCGCAGAGGCACCAGAGAATCAAGGCATTCCTGGCACACTATTGAACGTCGATGCGATGGTAATGACGCGAATCTTTCGTGACGCTACCCATGTGAATGACACGTTCCCAGAATCTATTTACGGTATCACGGCGGATTTGCACATTGAGGTAGATAAAGCCTCTACTCCGTTCCGCGCACCTGACTTCAACACAGGGGTTTGACATGGCTCAAGCTAACGATTCGATCTTAGTAACTCCTGGTTCTGGAGCAACAGTAGCGACACAACTCGCCAACAGCAAAGAGTACCAAGTTATTTGTACGGCAGATGAAGGTGGGCATATTGTCGGATCGAAAGATACCTATCTCTACGCAATCCCGTCGCAGGTTCATGTTGCTGTCGCCAACACGGTTCATTGGGACATCTTCAACGCAGACGCGACCTTGTTGGTTCGTATTGTCTCCATCAAGCAAATCCCCAACATCACCACAGCGGTTACTGGTGTTGTGTTCGATTGGCAATTGTTCCGTACTTCTGCTGTGGGTACAGGCGGTTCTGCACAGACAGCATGGTTGCCGGATACCTCACAGACTGCTTTGAGTGCTAACGTCACCTGCCGTAGCAAGCCGACAGGAGGGGCGACCACTTCCGGTTCATCCATCAAGAACTACGCTTTGCATGGCGAAGAGACAAACAACGGTTCTATCGTCGTAACGTCGCTTGGTGGTCTTGAGCTTGTTCCTCAGTCGATTCAAGGATCACTGACGGGTGGTATCCAACACGGCATTCTTCTGCGTCAGAACCAAGGATTGAAGTGCGTACAAGTGACGAACTCCGCAGCAGGTAACACTGCTTGGGAAATCACCTTCACGGTGGAGTAAGTCATGCTGCTCCCACTGCTACTTGGGCAGGGAACAGCCGGTGGGCCGACCAATTACAGTCTCACCTGTGCTAACGGGTCTTATACCTACACAGGGCAAGCCTCTGGCACGTTAAAGCGCGGTCATAGCCTTACCTGCGCCCATACGACCTACTCATATACGGGTCAGGCATCAGGGACACTAAAGCGTGGTCATAGCCTCACCTGTGCGCATACGACCTATAGCTACACAGGGCAGAACACTGGATTACTGAAGATTGGGCATAGCCTCACTTCGGCTCACGGTTCTTACACCCTAACGGGGATTGACGCTACCCTAAGTTACATCCCTGGTGCAGCCAAGGTTGATTATTCGCTCTCCTGCTCCCATGCTGACTACTCATTAACTGGTCAGGCGACTACTTTCGTTTTCAATCGGAAACTCGCTCTAGCTCACGGTTCCTACAGTTCGACCGGCTACTCGGCTACTTTTGTCCGGGCAGTCAAACTGATCGCCAGTAACGGCACTTATACCTTCAGTGGCCGCTCGGCTACACTGAATAAAGCATCGCAGATCATCGCGTCCCACGGTGGCTATACGCTCACCGGACAGGACATCACCACACCTTGGACTCGATCCATCACCTGTGAAGCGGGGACGTTCTCGCTCGCAGGGCAGGATGCCAGCCTCGCCTACTCCGCAGGGCAGATAGACTACGCGCTATCCTGCTCACATGGCGCATACAACTGGTACAGCGGCTACGCTAGTCAGGATTATTTCGCAGAGGACTACAATGCGTCAGGTGCCACGTTTGATCGTACCTTCGTTGTAGCTAACAACTACCTCGACTGTAACGTAGCTATCTACACGCTTCAAGGGTTCAATCTGACAGGGACGTTCTCTTTCTCGACGTTCCCGCAGACGGGTGGTAGTTCGACATTGGCATATTGGAACGGATCAGCTTGGGTTGATGCTCAACTGAGATACTGGAACGGGAGTGATTGGGTATGAAACGGCTAGGTCAAGCAGCAGTAAGTACGGGTGGTGGCACAACGCTCTACACGGTCCCCACGGGCTACCGGACGGATATGGCTGATGTACTTATCGCCAACACCTCGGCTACCCCGACAACCATCGCTCTACACATCGTCCCGGTAGGTGGTTCTGCTACGGCATCCAATGCCATGTTCCCGACAGTGACGATCCCCGCGAACACCTTGGTTCAATGGACCGGCACCCAGCACCTGAACACTGGCGACTTCATCAAAGGGATCGCTGGGGCTTCTGGTATCACAGTGACGATTACTGGTGAAGAGGTGCGATTATGATCACTCAGTTCCCTGCTAACAATGAGTCGATTGACTACGCTCACCAGAAGATTCACGAAGGCCGCTTCTTCTCCGGTGGCTACTATAACAGTTCATTGAGCGCCGGCAGTAGTCAGGACATTTTGGTGCAGGTCGGATCATCCAGTAACTTCCATGCGATCATGGCGGTGTCCATCTCCGGTGAAGCGACAGTCTTCATCTACGAGGGTACGACCTTCTCGGCGGCAGGGTCTGCGGTGACGATGACCAACCATAACAGGACATCTGCCAAGGTGTTCAGTGGCACAGTCACCTATTCTCCGACCGTTACGGGTACGGGGGACTCAGTTGAACGGGACGCAGTACATCCCTGCCGGCGACAAGCATACGAACGGTGTGACAGCAGGATTCACTTCCGAGTTGATCCTGTCCCCCTCGACCAACTACCTGATCCGTTGTACGAACATATCAGGTGGGGCGGTCAAACTTTCCATGCACATTGAAGGGTATCAACCGTCACTATGACCCCAGAATTGGATGCTTACTATACCCGCCGACTAGCCATGATGGGCGACCAAGCATGGCGCGACCTGTTGGAAGATGTCGAGGCTATGCTACAGGCGACCAACGATATTACTACAGTGCAGGACGAGAAAACTCTACATTTCAAACGTGGGGAAATCTCCATCATGCGCTGGATTCTCTCGCTCAGAGAGGTCAGTGAAGAGGCTTACAACACACTTAAGGAAGAAAATGGCACGTCTAATGAGAGACTTTAAATGTGACTCCTGCGGGGCAAGTTACGAAAGGTTTATCGACACTCAAGTGCATTACATCCCTTGCGAGTGCGGCCAGAAGGCTCACCGTATTGTCGGTATGCCGCGTGTTGCTCTGGATGGTACTGACCCCGGTTTCCCTGATGCTTATGATCGTTGGGCGACGATCCGTGAGAAAAATGCCCAACAGAAAGCGAGGCGGGACGCTTGACATAGACTAATACTAGGTATATAAGGAAACTATTCAGTCATGCAACCGTATAGGACATGGCTATTGAACAACCTGGAACCCGATAGGGCAGGAGAACCAAATGGCTGAGATGCAAGATTTTGAAGCACCCGAGTTAGGCGAACTCGAAACTGTTGAGACTGAGATCAAACAGCAAGAGACAATCGCAGAGGAACCGAAATCCGAAGAACCCGAAGTACCTGAGAAGTATCGTGGCAAGTCCGTAGCGGATATTGTCAAGATGCACCAAGAGGCTGAGAAGGTTATCAGCCGTCAGGGTCTGGAGGTGGGTGAGGTCCGAAAACTCGCTGATGAGCTTCTACGATCACAGTTGCAGCCCAAGAAAGAAGTAGAGCAGCCGAAGGAAGTCGATTTCTTTGAGAATCCTCAAGAGGCGATTCGTCGGGCAGTAGAGACAAACCCTGAAGTGATGGCAGCAAAGCAGTACGCTGTCCAGGCACGGCAGGAGCAAGCGCGGCAAGCATTGGCGGCAAAGCACCCTGACTTCGGTCAGTTGCTTCAAGACAGTGAGTTTGCTCAGTGGGTACAAGCCTCAAAGGTGAGAACTGCACTGCTCAAACAAGCCGACGCTTACGATGTCGATGCGGCAGATGAGTTGTTTTCGACCTTCAAGCAACTGCGTCAGGTGAAGCAGAACCAGGTCCAGCAGGTCGAGAAGACCGAGCGGAACAAGGCGATGCAAGCCGCAGCAGTGGATACTGGAGGTAGTGGGGAGTCTGGAAGGAAAGTCTATCGTCGCGCTGATCTCATCCGTTTGAAAATGACTGACCCTGCGAGGTATGACTCCATGAATGATGAAATTCTGGCCGCCTACGCAGAAGGTCGCGTGAAGTAACCCATTCATTTATAAGGAATTTATCATGGCTCTCGGCTCAAACCAAACTACTGTAACTACCTCGGCTAACTTTATCCCCGAGGTGTGGTCAGATGAAGTATTGGCCCGTTACAAACAGAACCTCGTACTGGCGAACCTCGTCACCAAGGTTAATTTCAAAGGCAAGAAGGGTGACACCCTGCACCTGCCGGTCCCCGCTCGCGGCTCCGCTTCGGCCAAGGCTGCTAACACTCAAGTCACGCTGATCGCTGACACCGCGACTCTGGTCGATGTGTTGATCAACAAGCACTTCGAGTACAGCAAACTGTACGAAGACATCGCTGAGATGCAAGCTCTCTCGTCCATGCGTAAGTTCTACACGGATGACGGCGGCTACGCTCTGGCGAAGCAAGTGGATCAGGACATCGCTCTCATGGCTCACTACTTCAACAGCGGTAACACGACTCCTTCGCTGACCAACGTGTGGGAAACCGCCGTTATCGGTGGTGACGGTTCGACCGCTTTCGACGGTTCGGCTGATGGTAACGGTACTGCCCTGACTGATGCTGGTCTGCGTAAGGCGATCCAGACTCTGGAAGACAACGACATCCCGTCGAACGAACTGAAACTGGTGATCCCGCCGGTCGAGGCTTCCGTTCTGCGTGGTATCTCGCGCTTCACTGAGCAAGCGTTCGTCGGCAACGGCAACGTCATCAAGACCGGTATGCTGGGTAATCTGTACGGTGTTGAAGTGTTCGTTTCGTCCAACGTGCCATGGCTGCACTGCGAAGGCACCGACGATGCAACGGCTACCAACTTCTCCAGCACCACGCTGTCTGGCGCAGGTACTGACGCATTTGGTCTGTCGTATGACTTTACTGGTCACACCGACACCAAGTACCGCGTCTGCACCCTGATGCACAAGGACGCTGTTGCTCACGCTGAACAGCAGGGTATCCGTACCCAGGCTCAGTACAAGCAAGAGTACCTTGGTACCTTGGTGACTTCGGATACGGTCTATGGTGTTAAGACCCTCCGCAGCTACGCTGGTCTTGCTATCGTTGTTCCGGCCTGATAACCCCTGACAGTCAGGTAGGCAACGCCAATAAGCCCTACCTGAGTTCAATTCTCTGAAAGGATAAATCATGGCTGTAGTCATTGAACAAGGTAATAAGCAGTTCCAAGGTGCGTTCAGCGAGATGTGGGCGGTTACTGATACCGCTTGCAACTTCGGTAACGCTGCTACGGGTTCGGGTACATTCGCTTCTGTGGATGTCACGGTTCCTGGTGTTGCTCTGGGTGACATGGTGATTGGTGTTGCTGTTGGTGTGGATACTGTCGATGCAGTTATCGGCGGTGCTGTCACTGCGGCGAACACTGTAACCCTGACGCTGATGAACAACTCGGCTGGTGCTGTTGATCTGGCATCGACGACCTGTAAGTTCTTGGTCGGACGACCCGCTTGGTAATGAGTAACACGACCCCCTCTTCGGAGGGGGTTTTCGCTTTAGGATTGACAGAATGAAACCCGTTGTGTTTAAATGCAAACGGTCGGGGAACTACGTCAGCTTCACGCTTGAGGGTGACATAGCCGGGATGCGAAAGCACGAAGGTTACGAAGAGGTTATTGATGCCCCTGTTCCCGATACTCCAACTGAATCTGCACCTATCGACCTACCAAAGCGTCGAGGCAGACGACCGCGTATGGAGCTAAGTGATGGCTGATTTATCCCAATACAAAGTCAATCGGACCGGCAACACTGGCGTATGGATTGACGGACCTGATGGTCCCTATTTCTATGCCCCCTATGACGCTTTGATGGGAGGCGCAAAGGTTGGTAATACGTGGTATTACCCAGAATACCAGTCTGGCGCGATGGGCAAGCTAAAGTCCATGCAGGCGGTGAAAGTCCCCGATTCATGGGTTACAGGGTTATCTGGTAGGGAAATCAGCGATCCGACAACTGGATACCTGATGCCGAAGTCGGTGTTGGATACTATTTATCCCTCCACTTACATGACTTCCTATGGCGACCCCAATGCGAAATTGGGCGCAGATAACCTCTACCATTGGGGTAGTGGTAATCAGACATTCAGCATGAACCCGTGGGCCTCTGATGGTACTGCGGTACTGAATACAACAACATACACTCAAGATGGTGGTGGCGGTCTGTTTGGTGGGTTCCTTGGTGATCTTCTCGGTGGTCTTGGTGAAGCGATCATGGATATAGGGCCGATCCTCCCCATCGCCGCAGCGGTGACAGGGAACCCGATATTGATGGGGTTGAATGCTGGATCAAGCCTTGCTCAAGGTAACGTACTTGGCGCTGTTGCTCCGTTTGTTCCAGGTATGGTTGGTGATTTAGGCGGCGCAGCGTCCCCTGCTTTCGACGCAGGGTCAGTAATGGACGCTGGCATAGCGCAAGGTGCTGCTAATGCGGCAGCAGGAGGTTCTAACATGAGTTGGTTATCAGATTTAGCCGCGCAGGACTTTGCGGATTTCGGCATCACTGGTGTCGAATCGCTAGGTGATGCGCTCAACTATTCCACAGGTGCCGCAGACTTCACTGCCGGCATTTCTAACGCTACTCAAGCCGCAGACTTCTTGCGTAACTTGGGTATGGACACCAACACAGCACTCGGTTTGGTGAATAGTGTGACCAGTGCAGGTATTAGCCCAGCTAACGCGCTCAAAGCGATTTTAGGTGGGAGCGGTGCTACTGGCGCAGGTATCACAGGCGCAGGTCTTCTCGGTACTGCCGGCAACATCGCAGGTGGCTACCTGAATACCCAAGCAGCCAAGGAAGCAGCACAGATTCAGGCTAACGCTCAGATCGAAGCTGCCAAGATTGCAGCTGAAGCTGCCAAGTTCAAACCTGTCGGGGTGACTACTCGTTTCGGTCAGTCGCAGTTCGGCTACGATGACAAGGGTAACCTGACTTCTGCTGGCTACACTCTATCGCCTGAGATGAAGGCACAGCAGGATGCGCTGATGGCGACTTCTGGTGGTCTGCTGAGTCAGTTCCAAGGTTCGCAAACAGCAACGGCCCCTATGGGTACGGCAGCGCAGCGAGCGATGCAACTTGGTCAAGGCTACCTGGCTACTGATCCTGCTACCCAAGCAAAGAAGTACATGGCTGAACAGCAAGCTCTGTTGGCTACCGGACGCGAGCGTGAGTACGCTCAACTCCAGCAGCGTCTAGCCTCGCAAGGTCGCCTCGGATTGGCTACTGGCGGGACCACTACAGGCATGATGGCGGCGAACCCTGAGATGGAAGCGTTCGCCAATGCCAAGCGTCAGCAAGACCTCCAGTTGGCTGCTCAAGCTACCCAAGGGGGTATGGACTACGCCAAGTTTGGTGCGGGTATGGTTGGTACAGGAAGCGATCTGCTCAAGTCGATGTACGGTACTCAGGCAGCAGCCTATCAGCCGTACCAGACTGCGATGGGTGGCGCACAGACCATCGAAGGGTTGGGGCAGAACGCGCTGACTCAGGGTATCAGTTTGGGTAGCAACGTAACCGCAGCTAACGCTGCCGGTGGTAGCTTGTTGGGTACGGGCATGATGAATGCCGCCAATACGGTGGGTAGCGTGGCACAGCAAGCCGGCAGTCCGTGGGGCAACCTGCTTCAAGGTGCAGGGAACTACCTGAACCAACAGGCTCAACCTAATCAGCAGATGCAATACAATCCCTACACCGGACAGAAGCTGTCTGGGTATCTGGGTTAAGGAGACATCATGGTAGACATCGTATCGGGGCTTTTCGGCCTCTCTCCTTACGAAACCATGCAGCAACAGCAGAATCAGATCGACAAGTCTGCTGCCAACTTCGCCCAGATGAATGCTGCTCAACGTGGCTCAATGGGGTTGTTCCAAGGGGGCGCTGGCCTTGCTAGAGAGGCTGGCGGTATGCTCGGTTTGCAGAATCCTCAAGTAGCCGAAGCACAGGCTCGTCAGGCGGCTTTGCAAGGTCTGGACATCAGTTCGCCTGAGTCCATCCTGCAACGCGCTCAACAGGTGCAAGACCCGAAGCTGAAGATGCAGTTGATGATGTTGGCTGACCAGAAGAAGAAAGATTTGCTTGCTGCTCAGGCTACTTCGACCAAGATGGCATTGGAATTGGCTCAAGCTCAGAAGGCATTGCGTGAAAACCCGAATCTGGCAGTTACCGAAGTTGGTGTTAAGGGTAAGCCGGGCTATATGCAGCGGGTATTGTTCGACAAGACTAATCCCACCGCTGAGTATCAGGAGATTGGTGAGCCGTACCTGAGCGCAGCAGCCGCCAAGCAGACTTTCCATGTAAGCACTGGTGAAGGTAAGGTACGGTCACAAGTTGTCACTGACAATGAGGGAAATAGCACTTTAGTAGATTTGAATACCGGCGCAGTAATTAAGAACTTAGGAAAGATTGGTAAGCCATCATCGACGTTTGAGAAGGTAGAAGAAGCTAAGAAATCTACTTTGCGTGGTATTGGTGATGCTGAGTCCAGCATTAACCAACTACTAGGTACGGAAAACGCTCCAGGTCTTCTCTACAAGGCGACGGGGAGTGGAATCGGTGCCGGTGTCGATCTGCTTGCGCGTGGTGTGGGATACGCCACCAAGGGCGACATAGCTAACGCCAAGATTCAGCCGTTGGCTGATGCGGTGCTGAAAATTGTCCCCCGCTTTGAGGGGCCGCAGTCGGACAAAGATACTGCCTCATATAAAGAGGCAGCGGGTAATCTGGCTAATGCGTCCTTGCCTATTAAGTTGCGGATTGAAGCGGCGAAGACGATCAAAGACATATACGCTCGACGCAAGTCGCAGTTCGTGTCCAAAGATTACGAGACTACTCCGACTCAAGCCTCCACCTATGATGCGGATAAGGAAGCGCGTTATCAGGCATGGAAAGCGCAACAGCAAGGGGTCAAATGATGACTGAACAGGAAGAGTTTGAATTCCGGTTAAGATTGGAGGCTGAACAAGCCGCTCCCGCCGTCCCGTCAGCACCGACTTCTGAACCATCCATTCTTGAGCAGATGGATCGTGGATCTATTGCTTCCCGTATCAAAGCTGGAACTATCCTGTACCCAGAAGAAGAAACTGCACTCCGTCAGACTCTTCAAAGTGCCGCATCTGGACCATTGATGGGCGCAGTGCAGGTTGGCGCTGAATTGCTAGGTAATAAAGACCTTGCTGAAAAGATCGCAAAGAACAAGCGTGAAGGGAATATTGTAGGTAGCATTCTTCAGCCTGAAGCATGGTTGATGGGCGGTCCGCTTTCTAAACTCACTGGTACCGCAAAACAAGCGTTAGGTTTAGGTGCCTCTGGCGCTGCGTATGGGGCGGCTTCAGCGGCTGGAGCAACCGGCGTTGAGGGTGCCAGAGAGCGCATGGATGCCGCTGAAATATCCGGTCTGGTCGGCGCAGCGATACCCGGTGCAGGAAGATTGATCACCGAATTGACTCCAAAGGCTAAGAACGTAGCCAAGTCACTACTGGCGATATTTTCAAAGGGTGGGCGCACATCTGTTGGTCAAAAGATGGTACTTGACCAACTGACACCAGAAGAGCGTATTGCGGTTCTCAACATACTGAACAAACAAGGTGTAGATACCTCGGCGTTAGGCACCCCACTAACCGCTGGTGAAACACTTGCGAAGAATCGTATCGGGGCAGAAGTGCAGTCACCGGAGGGTGCCGGAGTAGCATCGCTTGAAAGCGTGTTGTCCCGTATGCCGGGTGGCGAACAACTGCGTCAGAAAGCAGCAGAACGCGCCGCCGCCATTCGCGGTACGCTAGACACCTTATCTGGTGGTCGCGGTGCGGCAGTTGATCCATTGCTCGGTATGTCAGCAGACGATGTTGCTCTCGCCGAAGCTCGTACTGCCAGATCAAAAACCGGAGGTATGCTCTACCCAAAAGGTGAAGTGTCTGGTGACGCGGCACTTGATGCAATCATGCAGAAACCTGGAGTTAGATCTGCAATGGGTATCGACGAATTGAGCGCTGCTAACGCTGGTCGCCCCACGCAGATTGGTATTCGTAAGCCACAAGACACATTGATGAATAGCCCCGTTGAGTACGAGAAATACTCAATTAAGTCGCTTCAGAACCAATACCGATTGATGGATAAAGAGATTAATCGTTTGATGAAGACGGGCGTATCAATGGATGAAACGAGGGCGCGTGAGTTAATGAAGGCCAAAGGTGATCTTGGTGAGTGGCTGACTGCCGCATCTCCTGAGTGGGCGCAAGCTAATCGGATGTTCGCTTCCCAATCCAGACCGGTACGACAGATGGAAGTGGGTGCCGCATTGAAAGCTAAGATGGAGCAGTCTCCTACTGCATTCAGAAAGGCAACTGAGAATCTATCCGCGCAGGAGCAATTGATCAGGAAAGTGACCGGAAGACCGGACGTTGCCCTGACTGATGTATTCAACTTGGGTCAGATGAGTAAGATCAAAGGTCTGGAGAATGAAGCTCAAATCACCGAAGAAGTTACGAAATTGGGCGATCTGGTACGCGCACAGATGGGAGATGAGGCCGCATTCCAGTTGCCGAACCTGCTGAATATCTGGGTGGCTATTGCCAACAAAGTAGCTAAGACATCTGCTGCCGCGACAGTGGATGATGTGACTCGCGCTGCGGCAGATGTAGTTGCCAACCCCAATAAGCTGCGAATGCTGTTGGCTGAAGATGCGCGAAACATGGCGACTGCTAAACTACCGATGACTGCTGAGAGGATACGGAAGTTAGCACCAATATCCGCTGTCAGCGGTGGGATGTTATCAGGAGAATAATGTGACTTTTTTACAACTTGTTAACGCCGCTCTCGCCCGTCTGCGGGAGTCATCCGTCGCTACCGTCAGCCAGACACCATACTCGTCCCTGATCGGTGCGTACATCAACGATGCCAAACGGTACGTCGAAGATGCGTGGAACTGGGACGCTCTGGCAGCTACGATCACGGTCACTACCGTCCCCGGCACAACGACCTACACGGTCGTTGGCTCCGGTCGCCGGCAGAAGGACATCACGGTGAATGATGCCAGCAACCGGATCACTCTAGCCAATGCCCCGCTGCGGTGGATCATCGACCAGCAGCAATTGTCGATCGTGCAACAAGGTGCGCCGGTCTATTACGCTTGGAACGGTACAGATGGTACAGATAGCAAGGTAGAAATCTATCCGACACCGGATGGAGCATACACCCTGAAGTTCAACATGGTCGTACCACAGGTCGAACTCTCCGCTGATGCTGACGTTATCCTAGTCCCCTCGGAAGCCGTTGTAGCGGGTGCGGTAGCCCGTGCCTTGGCTGAACGTGGTGAAGATGGTGGATTGGCTTCCAGTGAGGCTTTTGGCCTCTATAAGAGTATCCTATCGGATCAGATTGCGATAGAATCGGCACGTTACGTTGAAAACGATAGCTGGGTTGCGAACTGATGGCTTCTCCGGTCACTCCCTTCTCGATAGCGGCACCCGGCTTCTATGGGGTTAATACCTCAGATAGCCCTGTCGATCTGTCGCCCAACTTCGCCTTGGAAGCGACCAACTGTGTCATCGACAAGGCAGGTCGCGTAGCCTCCCGCAAGGGCTGGCGTAAAGCCAGCACCACCAATGCGGACCTAGGATCAGCCAACATCACCTGTATCGGGGAGCTTATCGAAAACGATGGCACCTCGACCATTGTGGCTACCGGCAACGGATTCCTCTTTAAGTTGGTCGGGACTACCCTGACCAAGCTGACCTATGGTGGTGGTGGGGTAGCCCCGACGATTAGTGACAATAATTGGCAGTTCATCCAGATCAACGGTATTGCCATCTTCCTGCAACGCGGGTACGACACCCTGATCTACGATCCGGCAGTCTCGACTACCGACTTCCGTCGCCTCAGTGAGAAAGCGGGTCATGCGGGGTCGTTCTTCCAGTGCAACACCGGCATCAGTGCCTATGGTCGCATCTGGGTAGCGGATACGGCTACCGACAAGCAGACCATCGTCTGGTCGGATCTGTTGGCTCCCCACATAATGACAGGCGGCACTGCCGGATCGCTGGATATGCGGAACGTCTGGCCTCTGGGTGGGGACGAGATTGTTGCCCTCGCTGCCCATAATGGTCTGCTGTTCATCTTCGGTCGCCGGCAGACGGTGATCTACAGTGGAGCAGATGACCCCAGCAATATGTCTTTGTCGGATAGCCTGATTGGTATCGGGTGCGTTGCGCGGGATAGCGTACAGAACACAGGAGAGGACATCCTGTTCCTCGCCAATGATGGTGTTCGCTCCATCATGCGCACCATTCAGGAGAAGTCGGCGCCAACCAAGACGATCAGCCGCAACGTGAATCAGGACATCCAGGATCTGACTGCGGTCGAGACTCTGGCGAACATCAAGGCAGTGTATTCCCCGACCAACACGTTCTACCTAGTCACCTTCCCTGCCAGTGCGATCACCTACTGCTTCGACACTCGCGTACCGTTGGACACGGGGGCTTTCCGTACTACCTCTTGGCAACAGATCAATCCTAAGTCTTTCTGTGAAACGAAGTCGGGTACACTCTACATGGGGCAAGCGGGGTATCTGGGTACGCATACCGGCTACTACGATGACACCTTGCAATACCGGATGTCCTACTTCTCGACATGGATGGACTTCGGTTCGGTACTCCAGACCACCATCCTGAAGAAGGTCATCCTGACCCTGATGGGGTTGTCCAACCAGACTATCGTGTTCAAGTGGGCCTATGACTACAACTCCTCGTACTTCTCCCAGAGTACCGTACTGTCCGGCATCTCGGCTCCCGCTGAGTATGGGACCGCTGAGTATGGGATTTCTGAGTATTCCGGCGGTGACGTTGCTGTTCGTACTCTTGGGATTAACGGGTCTAGTGCTGGAAAAGTGCTTCAGTTTGGTCTGGAAGCTCAAGTAGGTGGGTATCAGATTTCAATTCAACGCATCGACCTCTATTCCAAGAACGGCCGGTTGCAATAAGGAGTTAGCATGGACTACATAAAAATCACTGACTACGCTGCCAAGGACACCCTGCTTACAGGCAATCCTGCCAAGTTGGTCAAAGGCTCCGAGATTGGCGCTGACTTCGATGCGGTAGCCGTTGCGGTGGCTACCAAGGCTGACCTTGTTAGCCCGTCATTCACTACTCCCGACCTCGGAGTAGCTACGGCAACCAGTGTTAATAAGCTCACCATCACCGCCCCTGCTACCAGTGCGACATTCACTATCGCCAATGGCAAGACGCTCACGGCATCGAACACACTGACGCTTGCGGGTACTGATTCGACCACGATGACGTTTCCTGCGTCCTCTGGTACTGTCCTTACCGCTGCGCTACAGAACGCGATTACTAACCCTAGCAACCTTTCAGTCAACTTCGGCACAGGTGCGCTGACTGCGGGGACGGGGACGTTTAGTGGTGAGTTGAGTATTACGGGCGATGTAGCCGCGCACTTGAAACAGGAATATGCTCTTAAATGGACATCCAACGGGGCATCAAATGGAACGCTTCGCTCCTATATCTACGGAAGCACATCAGGTAACTTAATCCTTACCGCGTCATCTGGGGGTGTAGCGACTCTTAACTCCACCGGACTTGCGGTGACGGGGACTCAAACTATCACCAAAGCCGTAGTAGGTGATGTTCTGACCGCTGGTGTTAGTGCTGGCAAGTCTGCGTACATGTCAATCGATTCTGCCGGTTTCGGCTTGTTCTCAGGTGCTGGTCAAACAGGATCAGGAATTTACGTCAGTGACGCATCCAGTTTCATTTATTTTGCAACTGCAGGCACAGAACACCTCCGCATCGACTCCTCTGGCAATTTGGTCTTAAACGGAGGCGCGGCAAGTGGTAATAAACGTGTTCAGGTCAAGCAAGCAACTTTGGCTAATAACGAGTTTGCGTATTTTGCTGCTTCTGGAGGAACCGCTGGAACAATAAACAGAAGCTTCGAGGGAGGGGTAACAAAGCACTCAGGAATTGCTAACGCTTGTGGCT